CGCCTATAATGCTGTTGCGTCCGTCTGTCATTGCCACAAGCTCGGCCATTGCCTGTGTCTTTCGCTCGGTTGCCAGCGCAACCGCTTCGCTCAAATCATCAATTTCAGCAACCAATTGCAGCGCTTCTTTTTTGTTAATAGTTGGGCGCCTTGGCTCTAGGTGGATACTGTTGTCTTTTTCTTTTAAAAATCTGGCGTGAAAGGCTTTAAGGATTGGTAGGTTCTGGGTAAGCCACCAGCCATCTGAGGACGTGGTTTGAAGGTCTGTGCCGCTAGGCGTCCATTGATAAAAATCAACAAAATCCCTGCCAGCGCAAAGCATTTCAATTTGTACTTGAGCATAATAATAAGGAAGGTCTTTTATTAAATCCTTAAATTCTGGATTTTCTTTGTTGCGAATACCAAAAGGACACTTTATTTCGATCAGACCATTATCGCCAATCAAACCATCTGGAGACGCGCCAAGCCAGTCCTCATATTCAAAAAAGCCGCATTCGGTAACAGTGTTGCCAGTCTCCAATTCATAATCAAATTGCGCGGTCGCTTCGTTATGCGTGCCCCATTCGGTCGCTACGTTGCCTTGGAACTCGCGCTCGGCTCCGTGGTACTCGCGGACCATTGTTCTCATGGCATCCTCTGGAGTCTGCCAAGGATTAAGGCCAAGAATTGCGCCAGCTATCGAGCCCGTGATTCTACCTTTGCGGGCCTGAAACCATTCTTTGCTTCTTTGTGGTGCTTTTACTTCGCTCATTGTGTTTTTCCTTTTAAAAAACGCCCGGCCGAAACCGGGCAAACTATGCAAGGGGTTTTAGATCAGAAGGGAATTTCGTCGTCGAAGTTATCGGGCGCTGGTTCAGCCTTGGGCGCTGCTTTCTTCGCAGCGTTCATGCCGCTACCCGTCGCCGCTTTTTATTACTGCGCGGAGAAACAGAGCTAACCCAATTGCCGGTCATTTCTTGGCCGTCGTCGTTTTCCATTTTCCAAAGCTGCAACATTAAGACCATTGGCTTGTTGCAAAGATTTTGAGTCAATGAAATATCGTCTGGGCGCTCGCCAGCCTTGGCAAGTTTACCGCCAGCGTTGGCGTCGATAGCTGCAAGCATTCTCTTTGCTTTGTCGGCTTTTTTAGAATCCTCAGATTCAACACGGATCTTCTGAAAAACCTTGCGGCCTTTATATTCCTCAGGACCAAGAACGGTCCATCTCGCCTTTATATACTCGTCAGGGTCCCCGTATTCGCTTGAATCCCAGCTTACTTCGTCAATTGCTGCAAGGACTTGGGTTTTGGCTGGAATTGGCTCGATATCGCCGCCACCGCCGTCAAACTCGCCGGTTGTTGTTGCGGCGCTTTCGCCGTCGGATGTATCCCAAAAGTTTTGTTCTGACATAATTTTGCTTCCTGTTTTATTGCTTGGTTGTTGGTTTTTTGGCCTGTTTAGGGGTCAGTGATGGTACAAGATCGATAAGAGGATTAACACCTTCTTCAACCTCAAGGTCTTCCGTTATTCCGTATCGGTTTTTAGATACGTTGGCGGCCGTGCTATAAGAAACCAGCACACGAGTGCCATCGCTGATTGCTTTTTTACGCTCGCCCTCGTTTCCGATTACGTGCGTTTCCAGCTTCAAGAATCCAACTAGGTCAACATCATCGACATAGTACGGAACGCTCTTTTTATTTAAGCGCAAGCTGTAGCGCGTGTAAGGTTCCGCGTCTGGCAATTCCATTGTTTCAGTGTCGGCGTGGGCAATAAAGATAATATGCATACCCTTCTTGGTGTTGAGAACGCCGCAAGCCTTTCTAACAGAGCTGTGCAGTGCCGCAACAGCGCTTAAGCCCGCGCCGTATCCGCCAAGAGCCTGGTTAATTGATTTAGGTTTCTTGGGGTCATTTGCAACAATATGCTCGACAAACATTCTATCGAGCGCTGTTACTGAATCGATAATAAGAGTTTTATAGTCGTGGTCTTCTCGAATCAATTGCATTAATTGACCCTTTAGATCCTCGACAGCGTCAGCACCGGACAACAAAGGGAACGCGTCCGGCTTGGTTGCTTCGGGGATAGACTGTAAACCGTCCTCGGCTCTTATTACAATAGGACTTGGGAAACTACAAGCAAGAACAGTTTTTCCCATTCCCGAGTCGCCGCACACTGTACCTACTAGCGAACGGTTTGCTGGTTTTGATACGCCTTCTAATGCCATGATTTATCACTCCTTATTTGTGATTGATTTGTTGTAACTGTTGCCAACGATACTGAGTGCAGGTACTATTGTCAACACTTTAATGTTACTAACCAAAAACGAGGACTTAACAATGCCAGAAATTAGACCGATGTCTTTAACACAATTAAGCGAGAAGCTCACAGACGCAAAGCTGAAAACGCTTGCGGCTAAAACCGGATTACACTACAACACTCTGCGGAAAATACGAGACGATCCAAACGCAAATCCAACGCTCAACGTAATGAAAGCGCTTTCGGAATTCTTTAGAAAAGGATAGCAATAATGCTGTACAGGGATTTTTTAGAATCTGGATACAAGATTTTCGGGCTTTATGGCGCAACAAAAAAAGGCTGCAATTGTGGATGGGAGGATTGCGCGGCATTGTTCAAACATCCAGTCGCCGCAAACTGGCAGCATACGCCGAACTGGTCAGAAGATCAGCTAGAGGTTATGGAACTAACCGGCCAGCTTACAACGGGCTATGGTGTTTTGGTTCAAGGGCTGCTTGTTGTCGATGTTGATTCAAAAAACGGCGGCGTACCATCTTATGAAAAATTGCTAGAAAAAATACCGGCGCTTGCGGGCGCTGGCATGATAGTTAATACAGGATCAGGCAAGGGCTCTAAACACCTTTATTTTAAAGCGCCGACGATGGCGCTTAAGCAAACCCACGCCGAATACCCTGGTATCGATTTTAAATCTAGCGGCTACGTTGTTGGACCGGGCTCGATGCACGCCAGTGGTAATAAATACGAATGCGTTTTGGGTGGGCCAGATGAAATAAGCGAAGCGCCACAGGAATTGCTTGACCTTTTAGAAAAGCCAGAAATACACAGAGCTGAATACAATGGCGAACAGGTTGATATTTCAGACGCCGATATTGCCGATATGCTAAAGCACATCATCAATGATGATCTTGACTATGAGATATTTATCAGGATTGGGATGGCTGTTCATAGCGCTACCAGTGGAAGCGGATTCTACCTTTGGGATACATGGGCCAGCGAATCCTCGAAATATAACAAGCGTATCATGGATATGAAATGGCAGAGTTTCGGCAAGTCTGCCAATCCGGTTACGCTTGGAACATTGGTTCATCATGCCGAAGCTGGCGGCTGGACAGAGGAAGTGGAATTTGTTTCCGGCATTGAATGGGATGTGCCAGAGGACGCACCACAGGATGAAACCGGCTTACCCTTTTCAATCGATGGCGTAGACCTTTTGCGCCCGCCAGGGTTTGTTGGGGATGTTGTTGCATGGATTAATTCCCAGTGCAGATACCCGCGCGAAGACTTGGCGGTTGCTGGCGGCCTATTTTCCATGGGCAATGTTTGCGGATTAAGATATACCGACGACATTGACGACGTGACAGCAAATCTTTTTGTTTTTTGTGTTGCTGGATCCGGCACGGGTAAAGAAGCAATCAGCCAATCGGTTGCCGAGGTTCACCGGGCCGCAGGTATTCACCGCGCAAGTCATGGACCAATAAAGTCAGAGCAGGAAATCATTAGAAACCTAATCAAGAATCAGGCAGCTTTTCACGACGTAGACGAGTTCGGTTATTTTCTCCAGCGCATAAACAACGCAAGAAAGCACGGCGGGGCATCTTATCTGGACGGCGTTATTGCGGCTCTTATGTCTGCCTACTCAAAATCCAATGGGTATATGCTGCTAACAGGTGACACCAAGGACGACGTTCGCAAGGCGCTGTCAATGGAGCTTAAACAGTGCCAAAAGGCAGTCGGAGAAAACGACGATCCAAGTGGCCAGCTTGCGGCTAGGATACCAAACCTTGAGCGGGCGCTTGGGCATATAGATAATGGGCTAGAAAAGCCGTTTATCTCTTTGATGGGCTTGACCACTCCGGAAACTTTTAACGGATTGATTACCAGAGAACAGGCAACCAACGGATTTATTGGCCGGTCTTTGTTTATTAACCAGCTAGATACAAATCCGCGCATCAAAAAGAAGTTTAAAAAACCGCCAATGAGTTTTGGGATGCAGCAGACAATCGCTGGCCTTTATAGCGGCGGTAATTTTGACGCCAACCAAACCAGGGTTGAATACTACAGCGAACGCATAAAAGTAAGCACCGACAAAGAAGCAAGGGCTATGCTTGAGAAGGTATCTGACTGGATCTGGAATTATGCCGAGCTCCAAAAGGAAACCACCGGGCTGGAAGCGATTGTCAGGCGAGGCTATGAAATGATAGCAAAGGTGTCTTTGATACTTGCCGCGCCATCGGGGATTCGGACAGCGGAGCATGTTCGATGGGCCTTTGCACTGATTAAGAAAGACCTATCCGAAAAG